TTATTCAATTACAGGAATACGTTTTGCCTTCTTACCATCAACAAGATGTATGTATTTTATATTCTGCCACAGTATGATCATATGGCTGCTAAATCTTTTTAGTGCCATATGCAGAATAACTGCCGGGATCATTAAAAGTACATATACTTCTACTAAAAACCGTAACATCTGAAAACGGCTCTGATTCTGTTCACCCAGCGCAGCTTCACTCTGTGTCGTTCGCGCCAGTGTAGCCGCCGGTGTTTCTTCCGGGAGACCGCATGCCTGACGTTCTGCTATTTCCGGTCCCGTCAACCGATCTGTGTGATATTCTTCTAGTTCACATTCCCCTGCCTGGTCTGCATTTTGTCCTTCTATTCCATACTTCAGGAGCCCGCCTGCGGTCAGCTCAAAACTCTGTGGTGTCTTTTCATACAAATGCAGTGTATCTGTCTGCGGTAAAAACTGAAAGAAAGATATTACGATAAATCCAATCAGGATAAACAGAAACCACTTATGCTGTTTTACTACTCTCTGCATTTGCCACACCACCTTTCTTTCACTCATTTTCAGATGTATTTTAACATATATTTTACATCCTGGCACTATTTTTTTCAGAATTCCGTCTTTCTCTGATTCCATATATGCAAAAACTGCCGTACCGGTCATTTATGACACCGGTACGGCAGTCTCTTTATTTTTCATACAATAGATCGCACGCTCTGCGAGCAACCCCATTGTCACGAATCACTTCGCGTAATCTGTATCATTATGTTTGAAAGCATTGATTTTACTATGGTTTAACCTACTTATTTTTATATTTTTTTAATTTTGCACCAATTTTGCACCAGTTATTTTGTTATATTGCAACGTTCATTTTTTTTATTTCTTCTGACATATGATCATCTGTGACATGTACATATAAATCCATTGTAACTTGAATAGATGAATGCCCGAGTATCTTTTGTAATGTTTTTGGTTGTACTCCTTTTTCTATACATCTTGTAGCAAAAGTATGCCTTAATGAATGCATATAACAATGTTCAAATATTTCATATTCACCTCCAAGAGCATCTGCCTCTCTATCCTTATTGATATTTTTTACAATACGAATCATTGTAATTCTAAATGTAGATGCACCAACCGGATTGCCATTTATTGTAGAAAACACTAAATCATTCCATTCGTTATGCCATTCAGAACTTTGATGTTTTAATTTATATTGAAGTTTTTGCTGATCTAGTAGTATATTTTTAGCTTCATCTGTTAGTGGAACTTTTCTTTTACTACTTTTTGATTTGGGAATTCCATAATAAAAACCACCTTTTTTACTATCTTGTAATAATGTTCTCTTTACATATAAAAAACCAGAATCCAAATCAATGTCCGACCATTGCAATCCACCAATTTCCCCACATCGCAATCCCGTCTCAAGAACAAGCGAAAAAGCATTATAATATATAGATTTTTTTGCATATTTAATAAAATCTCTTTGCTCGTCTCTTGTAAGGACTCTTCGGTTATTTTCATCATCATCCAAGTTTCGTTTTTTTAGTTTTAAATTGTCAGCAGGATTTCGAATAATGTAACCGTTTTCAACAGCTCCTTTAAATAAAGCATGAAGCGTTATCATCGTTAATTCCATTGTCCCATAAGAATATTTTCCGTCTTCAAACATTTTGTTTAATATTTGCTGACAATTTATATTCTTTACATCTCCCAAAGGTATATTACCTATATATTCTTTAATATTATTCTTGTAACGATTGGAATAATTTTTTTTAGTATTATTTGCAACAATCCCTTCTTTATAATTATTCAACCAGAAATCAAACCACTCATCAACAGTCATGTTACAATTGTTCAACAGACTATCTTTGTATTTGGCTTCTGTTAGCCAATTACGAGCTTCTGTAATTTTATCAAAGTTTTTTTCTTTACGTTTGCCATTTACAGACGTAAATCTTGCTTGATATCTACCATCTTTTCTTTGATTTAAACCCATTCCAAGCTCTTTACCTTTTAAATCTTTACCCATTTGTTACTCCTTTCTATGGGAAAAGACCAAACCTATATGAACAATATATCACAAAGTCTGGTCTTTTACAAATTTTTATATGTACGATTTATTTTCTAAATACTTTTCAAATTGCTCACGTTTAAATAGAATTGTTTTGCCGTTGTGCAACGTATAAATATTTCCTTCTTCTTTTGCAAGTTCATATAATTTATCTCTTCCTATGTTAAAATAAGCACTTGCTTCATTGATAGTTAAATTGAATTTTTCTTCGGGTGAAAGTTTAATCATATTACGCCTTTCCAGTAGAACCAAATGATCCTCTATTAACATCATTTAAATGTTCAATCTCTTCAAACTCAATATCTGGCTGAATTTTATTAATGCGGAACTGACAGATTCTATCATTCTTGTTTATAATAGTATCTTCCATAGCAATTACTGGATAAAGCCACTGATCATTATCTCCACTATATGAGTTGTCAATTACCGCAAAAGAATTTGTCTGTAATACTTTAAAATTCTTATATGTGCTGCTTCTCGGTACAATATTAGCTTCATATCCGTCTGGTAACTTCATTCCAACCCCCAGCGGAATCAAATGAAACTCACCTTTCTTCAGATGAATTGTTTCGGCACTTCTGAGATCAACCCAGTCGCCTTTATTGATTTTTTTAATTTTATCAATGTCCTTATCAAAGTATTTAATTTTAATTTTCTCCATGTTATAAATTCTCCTTAGTTCTTAATCACAATATAAAACTACTTTATTCTGAGCAAGAGATTTCTTTACATCAATAACTCTTTGATTTTTTGAACCTCTAAATTTTAATGTAAGATCTTTTTGCTCATCTATATATTCTCCGTCAACGAGCACATCACACATTTTTATTATCTCTTGTCTTTTTAAAATATTTTGTATTTTACTTTCTAAATCTTTACAAGAAAAAATTGGTTGCATAACTTGCATATTCATAATCTGATTCCATTCAAATCCCGTGTATAACCAGATAGTTTTTTCAGGAAAAGAAATACGGATTTCTTTGACTAATTTGAGGACTTCATCAAGGTTATTTTCGTATAGTGGATCTCCACCAGTCAGAGTCAACCCCGATATATAGTCTTTAGACAATTCGTCAAATATCTCTTGTTTTGCTGATTTATCAAATGGAATGCCACTGTCAGGATTCCAAGTTTGAGGATTTTGACAATTATAACAATGGTGAGAACAGCCTGAGAGCCATAAAACGACTCTCAAACCGTCACCATTACAAACATCCTCATGTGTTATTTGTAAATAGTTCATATACACCTCTATTTAAAAGTTTTGTGCGAAACTCTCATCTCTACCTCTTGTTGTTTCCCCTTATTGAATGCACTCTTGTAATCACCTGTAAGATAACCAGTCACTCTACGGAGTCGTCTAATCTCTTTACATCCACACATAGGACATTCATCGGCAATATCATCTGTATATCCACAATTGGTACACATGTCATTTGGAACATTTATTGCAAAATAAGGTACGTCTTTATCCATTGCATAATTTACGATTGTTTCAAGTGCATCAATATTATTTTTTACGCTACCATTAAGTTCTGTATAAGTAATACATCCTGCACGACTATATCCTGTAAGTTGAGATTCAATATCAATTTTTTGCGTTGGTGTAATTTCAACCCACACAGGAACATGGACACTATTAGTAAAGAAATCTTTGTCGGAAACATTAGGAATTACACCATATTTATCCTTGAACTTTTGCATTGAGGTGTAACATAAATTCTCAGCAGGACTAAAATATGTTCCAAAATTAAGCTTATATTCATTTTTGAACTCAGCACATCTATCGTAAAATAACTTTTCAATTCTTTTAGCGAGTTCCATACCTCTGTTTGTTGTGTGGTCACATCCAATAAGAATCTGAAGTGTTTCTGCTAATCCAATCTGCCCAACACCTAAAGTTCCATGTTTTAATGCAGATATAATACCTTCTTCTGGAATATAACCTTCCATAACACCATTTTCATACATGAATTTTGCTGAATCTGGCGACTGAGAACAAATCCACTCGAATCTTTCAAGTAACATATCTTTTGCTTCGTGGATTTTTTTATCAAGAATATTCATAAATTCTTCTACAATATTAGAAGTTCCATACATTTCTTGTTCTTGTGCAGCATTACTTTCAGCTTCCATTGCTAAAGTAGGCATAATAATTGTCACAGGACAGATATTACCTCTTCCATCTTTCAACTGACCGAACCCATTAATATCCCATGTGTTAGCTGTGCGGCAGCCCATTGTGCTAAAATATGTCTTCGGATCGTTTTTATCATATCCATCATTACCAGACCAATCCACATTAGCATAGTTTGGATATAATCTCTGGGCAGTTGAGCGCAATGCTAATCTGAACAAATCATAGTTTGGATCTCCTGGTTTTCTATTTACACCTTTCATACATTGGAAAATACCACATGGGAAAATTGATGTCTTATGTAACTTACCGATACCTTTAATAGAAACATCAAGTAATGCTTTAGTTACCATACGACCTTCTGGTTCTGTACATGTTCCATAATTGATTGAAGTAAATGGGAGTTGATTACCTGAACGGCTCTGAAGAGTATTAAGATTATGATAAAGACCTTCTACTGCTTGATATACTTCTTTTTCTGTCATATCCATAGCATATTGATAAGCCTTTGGTGCAGCATCTGTGTATTCGTTAATTGGTGTAGTATCATTCATTCTTTCTGTAAATTCTTTATATAAAGGATTTAAAGATTCGTTTATGTATTTTAATCCGTTTTTGTAATGTTTATAAAAACTTTTTCTTACATATGGAATCATTGTCCAATCAAGATGAGTTGCTGAGACTCCCGTCTCGTCCTATATTTCTATAGGGACTGACTATATCTTAACAAGAATAATTCTTGCAAAACCCATTTCAAACTGTGTATCAATAACAGTCTTACTCTCCCGATTCGGAGATAGTCGATACAGGTTTATAATTATTAATATCAATAACTTTTCCATTTAAAATCCATTGTTTTTTATTTTTCTTATAAAATGGCAAATATGAATATGTCCTATCCAATACTTGTCTAAAACTAACTTTTGAATTTGATTTATTACCATATTTATCATATGTTTCCTGTAATGTATGATTAACATAATACTTTCTAAATATTATTACTTCATCATCTGAATATAGTGCATTTCCATTTTTACATCCAGGATTAGATTTTTGCATATTATGTTTAGTAATATTTTCTTTAGAATAAACCCAATCCATAATTCCTTGCCATGATTGTCCATCCCATACTTTTTGAAATCCTGAATAAGACATTTTATCAGAATACATTTTCCAACAATCGGATAAACTTAATTCTCCCATAGCATATATTTCTCGAATCTGAGTTACATCTTCAATGGTCAATTTTGCACTAGGATTCCCGTCATATTGATTTGATTCGCCGCCATAAGTTAAGTTATAACCAATATTAGGATTCGTAGAGTTGAATTTACGAATATATTCTCTTTCAAGTTTTCCCAGTTCTTTAAAATCATTTGTTTCATCAATGGCTTCTATTTTAAAATTTTCAATACCATATTTTCTCATTGACTTGTACAAATGTTTCGTATTATTTATATTTTTACTCTCTGTTACATGTCTTGACCATCTGTATTCTAAAGAACAAGTTGTTAGTCCAATATATATTTTATTATTGATTTTATTTGTTATTTTATAAATTATCATTAGCCCTCCATGGCTATTGATACTAATAATTATTTTCCCACGGGATTACCATGCTCATATAAGTTTAGGCTTCCCCGTTAGCACATATAACATTTGTTTGGTATATATGTACCCTATTGATTAATAGAAAAGGTTTAACAGGCAGATAATCTACCAAACTGCTGTAAAGACTGTAGCTGAAATATAACAGCTACCAACTGAAATGCGGTACTTACTGATTGAGCAGGTCTTACATCTGTTTGCCTTGTATTAAATCCATTGGCAAGTAATTTATCAAATGGAATACTGAGACAGTTATGCATTCCAACGGCATATGAGTTAAGATCATGGATATATATCTCATTATTCAAATGATTATTTCTTGACATTTCTGACATGCAATTATCTAATGCATACTGTTTTAGCACAGTATCACTTGCCTCCCCAACTCTACCTCCAAATGATTTTTCATCAATATTGGCATTTTGATTTTGAACGTTTGATGCTGTAAGTTTTTCTTTGATAGACTTCATAAGATTAGTATTCTGTTCACGCACTCTCGTTCTGTCATTTCTGTAAATCACAAATGCTCTAGCAACATCTTTGCGCTTGCCATCCATAAGCATCGTTTCAATAATGTCCTGAATATCTTCAACATTCATAGACTTCTTATTTAATGATTCAATGTGATTTGTAATTACTGTAGCCTTTCTTTTTGCTTCTGGTGTAATTTCACCATCTACCTCATCGAAAGCAGCAAGAACCGCTTTTATAATTTTGTTACGGTCAAAATCAACTTTTCGACCATCTCTTTTAATTACTTTTGTCAATATGTATATCCTCCTATCTGTTTCTCATAATTCCATCCAAATTATAGTGGCTTAGAAATTCATCTAATTCGTCAGAAGTCTCAGGATTACCAGCTAAGAACTCTTCTACATCTTTGCCAATGGTTGGATTATTGTTCCATACTGTCACAATGTCACTCAACACATCGTACATACTTCTGAATTCATCATCGTTATCTGGATTTCTTGTAGCAACGCCCAATGTATTGATATACTCTTCTGCTTTTAATAAATCATTTGTCATTGTTGTTTTGACTTCATATTCTGCTTTACTAATATTCATTTTTATTTCTCCTTTAATGTAATTTAATCGGCATATCAATCCCAATCATATTTATGAATATTTTCATAAGTCTCATTACTGCCAATTTCTTTTAGAAATTTGTCAAATTGTTTCTCAGACATGTTATCATCAGGTAAAAATCCGTCATATACCATTTTAATATCTTCAGCATGTTCTAAGCTACTCAGAGCTTCTTTTCTTGCTTTCTTTAGAGCCATATGAATATATTGTTCTTTTGTAATATTCCATTTTATAGGTACATCATACATACCATCGTAGAAACAATACAATCCATTAGGTTGCTTTACTAACATTTATTTTACCTCCACTTGAAATCAACCTTTCTTTGTATTTTTAGCATAAGATAGATCAAGTTATAACCATTATTCTTGATTTATTTTAGTTTTATTTTGATATATTTTTATGTATTCATCGAACCCGCTGTTCTCATTACAAAAATATTCAAAATTTGTCCAACTCTGTAACTTATCAGGTTTGGCTCTGCTTCGATAACAACTACCTCTCATTGGGCAATTTTCGCTACTACACATTGTAATATCTGGCATATGATTTCCTCACATATTTTTAATTTTTACCTTTAATTTTTCAAATTCTTTATAATCATCAGATTCATATTTAGTATAATCTTTTACAATCATGTGTGTTTGTTCATTACAGATTAATCTAATAAGTAATTCTCTTTCACGGTTCGAGAAAAAATGCATTTCAAAATTTAATGTTTTGCAATTATTCATAATTTACCTCACAATATTTCCACCTAATTTATCTTCATTACACACTAAAGTTTTATGCAAAACACCATCATCAATATTGGCGTGTGTTTTGACTGATTTAGTATGACTAATACTATATTCTCTGTCTCCAACGGTTACAGTTAGGAATTCATCTTGTTTTGATAACAATTCTCTTGCTAACTGATGTGTTGTTGTAATTCCACTAAAATTAATTTCATTCACCCTCTTCCTACCTCATGTAAAAATCTTTTATGTATTCACACATATCCATTGCGCACGATTCAACTCTTGTAAAACAACATTTTAACCATGGATGGATTAAGTTATAATCCCATCGTTCATCATAAGCAATCACAGGAATATTATTTTTCCACGCTTCATATACTTCAATCACTGATCCAATACTTGTATTTAATCCATTTGTATTTACAATAACAATGTCACTGCCACGAACTAAGTTTAGATCAAATTTCATAACCTCTTGTTCGTTTTGATGTCTTGGTTCTTCAAAATTGAAATAATCACATGGAGAAATAACATTAGTTTTATAATTTGCCATATCTGAATATTTGTCCAATTCTGCTGTTACAAATTTTCTCCATGTTGTTTGTTCTTCTATACTTAATCCTGCCATTTTACCAGCTAAATAAATTGTTAAGCCATCATTTTTCATTTGTACGCCTTTCTATAATGAAACAATACGCTATTTACCACGTCATCAATATTCTCATCAAAGTTGTTATAAACAATCCTGTTAGCAAGACTTTCTGCATCTTTAAAATCTGATATATCAGTTTTGATACGTCTTTCAGCCTCTTCCTTTTTATCTCCACGAGCATCTAATCTCTTATTGATAGTTGAAATATTTGAATATAAATAAATAACCGTTACATCGTATCCTAATTTTTGAATATCTCTGATACCATCAGGTGTAAGAATAATTACAAAGTTTTCGTCTGCTTTTTCATAATCTTCTTTTGCTGATCCATAATACCAAATACCTTCAGTGGTAATGTATTTCTTCCATTCTGCAAAAAAACCACTTTCAACTTTCTGTAAAAAATCTTCTTCTGAAATATAATGATATGTAACATCAGGAATTTCATCTTTACGCATTGGTCTTGTAGTATAAGTTACGACACTATTAAATCCATGGTTTTTTACAAGCTTATCTCTCACCAATGTTTTCCCAGATGCAGTTTTTCCCATTAAAATAAGCATTACAAGTTCCACCCTTCATCTAAAATCTGTACAATATGTCCATCTTCAATGACAGCCGTTTTACTTTCCGTAAAATCTCCATTTAAGAAATCGCTAATTCTAATACTGTCTAAGTCAATAACCTGCGAATAATTCATGTTTATTCCTCCACAATTTTATATTTGCTGCAAATTTCGTTGAACCTTTTAATATAATCCTCATTATCGGTATTAATTACTACCGTTACAGGATGAATAGAAATCGTGACTAATCCAAGATAAGATTTTGCATCAACAATTTGTCTTCCATATTTTGCATCTACATCACACGGAATATTTGATGATATATCTATGACAAAATTATTTAAGTCTGTAAGACTGTCTAAATTTAATACATATTCTTTATTCATATTTTTTAAAATCCCTCCACTTTATCATAAATTATTATTTCTGTTATCATACTTTCCCAATCTTCACATGTGGTTGAGATATCACCTGTGTATTTAACTGTTTTGCTTAAACTTGGTATATCGACAACAAATTCTGCCAATGATCCATCACTGGTTAAAATATTATTGGTGTCAGTATGAATATCTGCTTTACAATCTGCCAATATACATGGAATTACAGCGCCGTCTTCAAGGACTAAATCAATATACTGACCAATTTGTGTAGTATATGCACTACCAACTGCAACACAAAAACGCCCATTAACTTGTCTAATTCCATACATTCCTGTATATGCAATTTGTTGAAGTCTATATTGGTCACTAGATTTACTTGTAATACACTTATAAGACATATAACTCTTAATTTTGTTATATGGAGTTTTGTGTGTATACGATACACCCTCTATTTCTGAAACCAACTCTTTCCATATAAAATACGTTTGATTATTAATAATTACATAATTCCATTTGTCGTTATAATCTTTAACGATTATTTTTTCATTAAACGATAATGTCATAACTATCTCAGAATTTATATCTGGCTGTGATCTCACATTAGATGATGTCCTTGTCCATCCAAATTTAAAATCTGATATGTCATTTAGTAAAATATCATCAATTTGTTTTGTTGCGCCTGCTGTTAAATTTAATTCACTACTCTCTTGTCCCCAAATGGGGACGACAGGAAAAGATACAGCAAATAAACATGCTAAAATTGCTAACCGTTTCTTCATTGTTTCTCCTTATTCTGTTGTATAATGGATTTTGGTTTGATTTGTTACATAGATATATTCTCTGTTTGAAAACAAAGATTAATGAATCATTTCTAAGAATTGATCTTCTGAGATAATGGGAACGTTCAAAGATTTTGCTTTTTGATTCTTAGATGATGTTGAGTTGATATCGTTATTAATAAGATAAGATGTTTTAGAACTTACAGATCCTACTACTGTACCGCCATGAGCAACTATATCGGCTTTCAATTCGTCACGATTTTTATAATGATTGACAGAACCTGTTACAACAAATGTTTTACCATTTAATGTTTTTGGAATTTCCTCTAATACTACATTAGGTGTTTCAAAAGTAAACTCTTTTGATAATTCATATACCCACAACGAATTCTCATACCACCATTTCGCCATTGAGTTCATCATCGTAATACCAAAACCATTAATGGTTAATAATTTTTCTGGTGAAGATTTCATCAAACCAATAAAATTATTAAAATTCTCTTCACATAATTTACTGATATCTTTACTTACTGATTTTCCGATTGATGGAATTGATAAACTATAGATAAATCTTTCTAAAGATGTATTGCGTGATCTCTCAATAGAGTTAAGAAGTTTTTCAACCGATTTCTTACCAAAACCATCTAAAACTTTCATTTCATTTTCGTAGTCTGATAAATGATAAATATCCTTAATTGAATTTAACCAGCCAAGATTGATGAATTTTTCAATAGTTGATTCTGACAAATTCTCGATGTCCAATGTATTTCGGCTTGCTGCGTGAACCAACTTACCTAAAAGCTTACCCTTACAGTTTGGATTTTCGCACATAAGAACTTCTGAATCATTCTCTTTAACAATTCTTGTAGGTTTACCACAAATCGGGCATTTATCAAGAATTCTACAAGTATTACTTTTTGTTAAGTTTTCTCGAATTTGAGGAATGATTTGATTTGCTTTTATTACAGCAATCTCGTCACCGATTCCAAGTTGCAATTTTTTCAAAATTGATACATTGTGAACGGATGCCCTACTCACAATTGTCCCATCTATTTCTACTGAATCGAATATGGCAGTAGGTGTTAAAATTCCTGTCTTTCCCATTGTCCACTCGATATGTCTTAATGTTGTAATTGTTTCTTCATCATAAAATTTAAAAGCCAGTGAATGTCTTGGATGATGCCCTGTTATACCTAATGATTTGCCGTATTCTACATCATTATAAGAAATAACTAAGCCGTCAATCGGATACGATTTTTCTTCAGCAATAGCTTTTAATCGTTCAATTTTTTCTCCAATATCATCTGACGAGCTATTGTATGTAACATATGGGACTACCTCAAATCCAAGCTTTTCCGCAATTCCGAATCCTTCGGTATATGTTGATACACCAAATGGAATCTTCCATGCAACAAAATGAATGTGCCTATCTCTTGCAATTTTACTATCAAGCTGTCTTACTGAACCAGAAGCATAACTTCTTGGATTTGCGAAAGAATTATTTCTTATGTAATCTGTGTATTCTTTTCCAGTTAAACCTAACTCTTCAGCTTCACGCTTTGCTTTCTCAACAAGAGGATCATTGATTGCTTTAAAGTCTCTGACTGTTACAATGGCTTCGCCTTCAACTTCAAAAGGCGTATCAATGTGTATTTGTGTTGGAAAATTTTCAAACACTCTCGCATTGTGTGTTATAACTTCTCCTATTTCGCCATTTCCTCTTGTTTCACTTTGTTTTAATGAATTGTATTCATACGTGTTTAAAACCGTTAATCCATCCATCTTCAACGAAAGAACGCAATCTCTACCATTAGAGAACTTCACTAAATCATCTGTAGATTTAGTTTTATCGAGTGATAACATCGGATGAGAATGAGTAATTTCTTCTAATTTAGACACTACATTGCATCCGACATTCTGAGTAGGACTATTTGCTAACACAATCCCTGTAATTCGTTCCCATTCTTTCAATTCATCAAATTTACAATCAAATTCATAATCACTCATAATTGGACTGTTTTTATTATAATAAGCGTCAGATGCTTTATTAAGCAGCTTCACTCTTTCTGCAATATCGCTTTTGTCCATTCAATCCCTCCTAATTATCTTTAATAAATACTGTAATTTTGCACTGTCCTCGTCCTATATCTTCCATATACGTAAAGAATCCTTGGTTATTCAGATTCTTTTCTTCATCAAAAGCCTCTTCCATCGGAAGCTCTGTCGAATAACTATAAAGCAGAGGAAAGTCTTGTTTCATTTCTTCTTCTGACAATAAAAACTGCATATTTTAATCCTTTCTCATGTAATAATTTTTAATCTTACATTTACTTTCTTTTTGGTTTTCTACCACACGATTTACTTTCTGTACAATATCCAACTTCATCACATTTTGCATGGAAAAGATTATCTACAATCCACTTCCATTCATCTGAATATTCTCTTAATGCATTGCAAATGTCTTTGAATAACTCTCTGTATTCCCAGTAAGCACGACTGCACATTCTAACTCTACTCATTTCAATAAGACTTCTTAAACTGCGTTTGTCTACCATTTTTGTACAATAAGCTAATGGGAGTAACATTGTTGCATCTTCGACTGGTACTCCGTTATTTATGAGATGCTGAATATAGGTATTAATATATCTCATAATGCCATGCCATGTTGCAGCAACATCTTCATCGTTATTAATTGATTGTGGTGTTATATAACCAAAACCTTCTCCTTTAGAATAATCAATATATCTTGTACTTGCTTGTAATCTGCTTGCACCAATAATATGGGTATAATATTCACGGATTGTTTTTGCCGAATATCCGTCAATAATCATTTCAACATTTGGATATTCCATCACACGTCCATGTCCTGATTTTATACAATCAAGTCCACGTTTGTAATTCTTACCATCGTCTGTGATATTTGCATTCCAACAACATCCTGCTCTTGCCCCCATTAATGTAATAGGGTTCTTTGTTGTTTCTGGTAAAATTGTGATTGTTCCCATTTTGTCCTCCTATATTTTTATTCAAATTATTTTCTATAATATTTTGTGATTTCTTTAATAATTTTTACATTATTTAATAAAGGTTCTCTGTCGGCACCTTCAATGAACAATTCATCTCCCGTTACTAAATAAACGTTTTTATCACTTTCCAATAATAAAACAAAATAATCCGCTATTGCATTTTTATTGGGGTTTTCTGGGAGTATAGGATAATACAATCCATTAGACTCAACTGCTCTCCATACAGACACTCCTCCTTCCTCTCTGATTACTGAATCTCCTCTATGCACTTCACTTATTTCGTCAGTTGGTATTTCACCAAACCTTATATATAATGGAATACTCGCCTGTTTCATTTTAGTCCTCCTAATGTGTTTTCATATGAAAACTCATTTATTATGTTATATTGTTCCAATATATTGTTTCCCTGTTCCATTACAAGAAACACAAGTTCCGTTTTCTTCTTTAATTCCACAATCAAAAATTCCACTGCCATTACATTCAAAACATTTTATTTGAAATATAAAATCATTTTTTATTATAGGTCGCTGTTTAATAATTGTACTTCTGTGCCAACCACAATAAATATTAATTTTTTTTATTTCTCATGTTACCCAAATTTTATAATGCCACCTCGATTATTCCTAAAAAACTCTGAGACTCTTTCTAATTGATATTTGGATAAATTGAAATATTTCTTTCCCATCCAACGTCTTAATTCTCTACGACTATGAATAATTTTTGTTGGGTAATTATTCACTCGAAATGTATCACCGTATTCTTCTACTTCAATATATAAGCCCTTTAATTTGGATATATAGCATGTAGCGTGACAATTATTTAACTCTGGATTACAATCTCCCCATCCAAGCTGCCACCAATAACATCCATAAACACAAGGTAAGTTCTCGTTATAAGATTTCATTAACAAATCATATAAAGTTTTATCATATCCACCAATTTTAATATAATCTTCATTTATTAAATCACTAATTTCAATTGGCGCATAATCTTTCATCAACTCAAATTCTTTTTCTGTTATTGGTCTATAAAACCATGTATGACATCCCATATTATCACCTCTATATTTAGTTATTCTCTTTTAAATTGAGGAATAGTGAGCAGAACACTTTAAGATTTTTTATTCATTTAATTTTTTATAAATATCTTTTTTTAGCTCTTGTATTTCTTTTTTTAAATGTGCTGCTTTTAATGAAATTTCATCCAATTCTTCATTTTTGCTTTCAAAATCATTTGCAATAATGTCCAGTATAATTATACTTCTTGATAATCTGTTCAATATGGGTTTATTTTTATAAAGCATTTTTAATTCGTCAATGGTTTTATATTTCATTATTATTTCGCCTCGAATCAATATCTAAATCTTCAATTAATATTCTTCTGTTTACGATCATTTTCCCATTGCAATAATTACATACTTCTTCCAAATCTTCATCTTCATCAATAGATATTCTATTTGTATGAATCAATTTACCAAGTCCATTACAGTTAGGACAAATAATTCTTTTATATGTTTCTGATACCTTCATACTTATTATCTCCTATAAAATTTCACGAACAACATTACATGAACGATATATAACTTTATGTGTTTCTTTATTATAAATGACACACATTTTTGTATTTCCTTCTATATATTTATCAACCATTAATCCCTTTCCAATTTCAAATCCAGGCATACAAGAATTAATATCGTATGCACACATAGATCCAACTTTGATTTCATCATATTTCATTTTATTAAATCCTTTCGTTGTTTTCTAAAAATCTAATTAAATATCTTTTTGTCATTTTCTTATAATTTCTGCATTTTCAAACATTGGAATGTAGACACTCTCACCGTTATCCCAATCAGGAATATCAAGATAATCTACAAATTCTAATGTTGGTTCAAAATATTTTTCAATCGTTTCTTTAAATTCAACCGAGCTCTTATTCCAACTCATGATAGAATCTAAATTATGCAATGAAAACCACAATGGTTGTATATATTTCTTCAGTAACGGAAGTTCATCTTCTTCTGGGAATCGACCTTCTCCAATAAATATTTCATATAACATATCTGCAAGTAATGATAATGAGTACCAAAAATCATTATCGTGTATTTTCACTCGCAAATATTTTGTTGCGCATTCTTTCAATTTTTACCTCCAATTCAAAAAGAAAGTTTAGATTCCTGTGAATTTTTATTTATTATTTTCTACTAATTCTTTAACGTATTTACAACTATCATCGTATGTAATATTAATTCCTTTCTTCATAAAAACTTTCAAGTCATTTACTCTATAATCAGCTATACGATACCAACCACTATCAGGGTTGAATCCATCACTAAAAATATGTTTTGTATTGAATCTACCTTCACAGTTATATAGTCCTTCCATACATCCATGACCATATACATTGATGTCAATTAAATTATCTTCTCTTTCTTTACACATATATCTTATTCCCATATATCTATCTCTTCCTTTCACATGAAATAATGGTTTCTTGTTACTATATTATTCTCCTTTTAAAATCTCTTTTGGGCAGTAAATAATCTTCTTACCTGCTTTCTGTGCTTTACGAATTGTTGACCATACACCACCTGATTTATTACCATCCCAAATTGCAAGAAGTACATCGCAATGGTCAACCATATATTGATCTCTCACATTATCACAACCTTTATAGAATTCATCTGATAATTCAACCCATTCATCAGCTTCAGTTCTTAACTTATTGTAATATTTGTTAGATGAGTTGTAGTTTTTACATGGTAATATGCAATGCAATTTTAAATTTCTATTTTTCTCTAATTCTGGCGAAGCTGCTCTGTATCTCTCCTTAATAATACAAGTATTTAACCCAATTAAAATATCAGAGCCATTTGCCATACCACAATAAACATCAGACACATCAAGTATTTGATTAAAAATCCAATGACCAATTCTTGTCCATTTAATATCTAACTCATCATCTGGCAATCCTAATCTCTGAGGTCTATGACCTGTTAATGCTACTCTCATTTATTACCTCCTTAATTTTCACAAGAAACTGTCGATTCTTGTTTAGTATTTTTCATATAATCCAAATATTCTTTGTGATATACATCTAAGTTTTTTAGTAATTCTTTACAATTTTCTGCATACTGAATATATGTATCAGCCAAATGTCGTCTGCTTTCTTCTGAATCATCGACTAGCTTATATTTCCATTTATTAGCTCTTAACAAGTCTGCATTATGGTTATAAGTTTCAATACTTTCAGTATATTCTCTCTTTTTCTTTTCATATGTTTCATCATCAATAATCAGATGTCCAAGCAATTTAGGAAAATCAAAACCTAGCTGTGTTCTTAATATTCCATTATCTTCTGCATATTTGATATGCCAAGCAATATCGTCCCAAGCCATACCTCCCAGAAGTGATTTATTATCCTCTTGCTGCACATATGAAAAATACTCATATAATTCCTTTTTTATTTCTTTCTTTGATTTACTCATGATTCACCTCCCACGAGAAATCAGCTTGCTACTGTATTATTCTCTGTTCTTTACAAAACTTCATCAACAATTCCATACTTGACTGCTTTGTCAGAATGAATATAGAAATCTTTCTTCTTTTCACGAATCTCATTAATATCATCTTTTGTGAGATTTGTTCTGTCGATTACATATTCTTCAATCTTTTTATTCAGCCAGTCCATTTCTTCTCTGTCTTCTACCAAATCCTGATATTTACCACTTCTCCAACAACTCATTTGATGATACATAAATGTCGAATGCTTGTAACAATATCTCTTATGTCCTGCTAAGAAAATCTTAAAAGCTGCACTCATTGCATATCCTGTACAATATGTATAGATTGGAGTTTTGCTATTAAGAATGACATCAATTAATCCCCACATATCACTAACAGATCCACCATATGAGTTGATGTATAGTTTAATTGGTTCACGCTTATAATCTTTCTCTTTTTCATCTTTCTCATCGTCTTCTCGAATCTGTTGTAAAATGCTCCATGTTAATTTACCAATAGATTCGTTGTCTACATCATCAGATAAAAATAATGTCTTTTTGTCTGTATTTGCATATGAATTGTCTTTTGAACTCATAAAGTATTCTCCTTATATTTAATTCTCTGTTTCAAATCCAACTTGTATATATCTATCTAATTCAAATTTAGCATTTTCATTCAATAATTGTTTTTCATCAACCAATATAATTGTTCCTGGCTGCACTCTCCCTCTCAACTGACTTGGTGTAAGTACAATTGGATTGAATTTTAAGTGCATTTTATATGCATAATCTGCCATGCTTCCCATCGGTTCGATAACAGGAATTTTATATTTACCACTGATCTTCATCAGATTATATGTTTTACCGATCCCTCTACTATTAAAACCATATAATCGTTTAATGTGTGTTTGTCGTTTCTTTACATAATATTTCAGCTCATGATATAATGCTTTTGATTTTAATAAATATGACCAGTGTTCTAATCGTTCATAAAATTTCATATATGTAGTATCATCTCCTTTGTTATGTACTATATATGGCAGTTGAGTGTTTATCCAACCACTATATATTGTGTTAAGAACGGCATGAAATCCGTCTTTCATTGGCTTTTACACCTTTACCATCACATGCCATGTCTTCCAATTATCATTATCTTCATTATCATCAACTACAATAAAGCCTTGTTTTTCAAGGGTTTTTACGATTTCAACTACGTCAGTTTGCCCCCAACCGTTGATTTCTCCTATTTTTCTTAATTTTTCCATTTTTACCTCCAAATTTGACCAAATGAAAGAACGATTTACTTGGATTTTAATGACTGACTGCAAATATTTCACAGTCTCCTGAATATAAGTCTTTGCAATCAACAAAATCACTAATATGATCCTTAAAACCTTCTGCAATTCTATCATCTATTTCTTTTTCAATAGTATCATGAACCCATTTATAAGCTTCTAAATCTTCTTTATTTGAAAAGTAAACAACATATGGTATGATATTGAATGGACGTAATAAAAATTCAATTCGTTCAACATCATCAATTTTTTCAAACTCAGATAACACAATATTATAGGCGTAAACAGGCGATTTCTTATCCCACTTATCATAAGTAAGGCGATTCAAGAATGCATTTTTTATTGTATCCTTTTTTGACATTATTTCTTTTTTCAATAATTCATCTCTATTCATTTGCCCTCTCCTTATTTCCAATTAAAATATTGTGTGTCCTTACATGTAGGACATTTAATGTTGTAAGAACCAAGTCCATCGTGTATAACTCCCATTTGCGAAGTGCAATTACATTCATTCTTTTCTACTTCAAAAATCGTGCCACAATTCTCACATGTTATTCTTTTTGTGACAGGTTTTAATTCGCCTTGTTTAATGATTTTCATGTTGTTCTACTCCTTATATATTCTTTCATAATCTTGCAAGCTACTTCACAAGCCTCATTAACCTTTTCGATTGCCTTGTCTTTGTTGAATCCTGCATAGTATTCAATCTCTGCAATAGCATCTGCTGAAGTTTCAGGATCAAGAATACGAATTGCTTCTTCTATTGACATCTCACTCATATAATCTTCTCCATATCATAATTTTCTCTGATATAATCACACAGTTCATTCATAGTGGAAATGATATGCTCATCGTCCTTTAAGCAAGGATGAATATTGCACATACAAGAACCTTTCGCTCCATTTTCTTTGAATAGCTTCCAATTGAATGTAATCCACAACAGAGGAACTTTAGTAAGATTTTTCGTAAATAATCGTGTTAGAATTTTCATAGATTATTACCTCCTACTGTATTATTCTCTACAGTTGAGCCAATAAACTTCTTACTGGTTCTCTACTCATATTTTCTTTTGCCCATGAAATATAACCAGGATCAATTTCTTTGATTTGTGGAAGCGTCTTTCCTGAATATTTTCCGAATGTAATTACATAAGAATCAATATCTGGTAACTCTTCCTTTGGAATATCAACACCACCTAATGCAGAAACTACATCATCAGAATATGTCATATCAAGATTTGACCTACTTGCTAAATAATCACACATATGTACAAAGAACTGCTCGTCATTTTCAGGCTTTGGTAATACCGTCTTACTTCTCTTTGTAGAAGTCCATTCACCCGAATGACTCTCACATAATCTTGCAATATATGCTTTTGTATCAGCGTCTACATCATGTTCAACAGATGTATTTCTCACCCACTCACCTGCAAGCATCGGATGTTCGTGTACCGTATATTGAGAACCATTTAGTCCACATTTAATTGCATCATGAAAAATCGGTGTGCAACGTAAACAATCTCGCTGTCGCTCATTGGTCTTTTCTTTTACATACTCTAATCCAAGAACATAATTCATTACTTCTGCAAACATTAAAATATGAAAAATCTGACCATGCGGCTGACACTGTGTTTTATTATGATACTTAAATGATGTGCTACTTGGAATTGTAAAGATATAATCTGGAATTTCCTTAATCATATCAGTACAATAATTTCTAATCTCATCTGTTTCAAACTTATTTAATAGTCCTTCAAAAACTTTTACCTTGTCCATATTTTCTCCTTTACTTCAATATCTTGGAATCCAAACAATTTTTACATAATTCGTATATCATCCTACCCATATATTCTCTTTCTACAAAATAAATGTGCATGTTATTTCTGCTTTGCCATGTAAGCAATGTTCTAAAAAACGATGTCGGATTCAATTTCGATTTATAGTTCTCTGTAAAAATATCCTCTATACTGTCATTCTCTATAAGAAGATAATTTTTCTCTATATTAATCATTCGATTAAATTCTTTAAAAATTCTGTCATCATCTTTAGTTGCATTTGCTATGTTACCAGCTAACTCACTTACGGAATTCTTTCGTTCAATACAAAGTTCGTCACTAAAATAGGTGTCGATTGAGAAGCCCAATTCAGGGCAACTCTCAACCATAAGACCATAATCACCTGTTTTCAATGCTCTTGACTTCCATTTGATGTTATTCCTATCAAACCAATCAGTAACATTTTTATTACTTTGTTCTCTTGAATCAACCAGCACAACCATGTGTGACAGTAATTCTTTATACTTTTTGTCTGTATAATACTGTTTCATTTACATCTCCTAACAAATTTGGTATTCGGAAACCCACCATTCTTGTTCATCTGTTTCTTGCCATTCACCATCAACCTTTTTCATTTTTTGTTTTTTATATTGATTTGTTACTTTTACAATATCTCCACGTCTGATAGGATTCTGTTTGAATATTTTCTTGCTAATTTTTACTGGAATTATGTTACCATTTGCCAATGCATACAGCTTCAATCGTGGAGAATAGTCAACATTAAGATCCAATGCCACACAATAACCTGCTAGTTTTTTATCAACAATATCTACATACCCAAGATTTTCTATCTGATAAGCAATCTTTGTTCGCATATCAGTTTTCTCATTTGGGACATTCTGCAAGAGTTTATTAAGTAGCTTTGCACTATCTAATTCCATAAACGTCTTCTGAGTTTCCTTGCCAGAACATTCTCTAAGTACATCAAAATCAAGTCCATACTCTAGTGCCTTATCCTTCTTCATCTGTTTCTTGCCATAATATTTTGAAAACAAATCACTACAAGTAAGAAGATAATGAATACCACCAAATTCTTCAAAGAAATCGAGTTTAATCAATATCTCAAGTTTTCTGCTATCAACTTTGAGATCAGAAATTCTTACCAATAAGTCAATAAACGTATTAAATTTCTCATCTTTAATGGAATATAAATTATTTGCAGCGTCTTCGTTTAGGAACTTTACAGAAGCAATACCCTTGTAAATACCATCTTTATCACAAGAATACTTTGCAGTAGAATGTCTGAATTTGATGCTATGAATTGTAATACCAAGTTGTTTTGCTAATTCTGTGCCAAGCATAATGTCGTCTTCGTTATTGGCATTATTTAGATACGCAGTGATAAACTCTTTTGGATAATAATATCTGAGATAAGCACACATATAACCAATCATTGAGTATCCTGTAGAATGGTTAAAACCAAACTGGTAATTAGAACTATCCTCTATAATCTTCAAAAAGGCTTGTGCTTCTTTTTCAGCTATTTCTCTTGGTTTAGAGGACATCTTACAATATCCTTCAAGAATAGATGGTAACGCAGCTTCAAGACGATCTTTTTGCTTACGTCCAATAGCTCTACGAATATTATCAGCATCGCTACCACTCAAACCACAAATATTTGTAAGGAATTTAATTGTGTCCTCTTGGAATATAAGGAATCCATGATTATCTTCCAACAATTTATCAATCAACTCCGATGGATTTTTGTTTGGTTCATGTGCTAATAACCTATCTCTATATGATTCTCCTGAAGGTCTAATTGAAGCGTTTACAAGCGACAAGTCGTTTACGCAATGACATTCAAACTTTTTCATTGAATCATAGGCAAACTTTGATTCAAACTGAAATATGCCTACTGGACTATCTGCAATATGCGCCCAAACTTTCTCGTCATTCCAATTAACTGTATGGGATTTCGGATACGGAATATGTGCTAATTCACATGTATCTTTAATAATTTCTATGTTTTTCAGACCAAGCAAATCGTATTTTACGAGGGAGACTTCATGAATTTCTTCCATATTAATACTCAAAATACGTTTACCATCCTTAGACCAGAATGTTCCATAATTATCAGGTAGTGTTACTGGACTTACAATAATACCTGCTGGATGCATCGACTGAGAAATTGCCGTTCCTACAAGACCGTCAAAATAATAGAATAACTTAGGATATTGTTTTTCTTTTAAGTCCTTCAAAGACTTTTCGTTATACTCAAGTTTACTTCTAAGTTCTTCCAAGTCTTTTAAGCACTTTTCATTATTTTCATATCCATCAACAGATTCAATTTTCTTAATCTTGTCATTGCAATCAGTAATACTATCGGTAAATAATGAATACTGAGCTTTTACTTGCTTGACATCTCCAAGTGGCATATTCAAAGCTCGTCCAATCTCATCAATAGTACCTTTGTCAGAAATCGTGCCGATAGCCAACACATAAGCTGTTTTATCAGCACCAAACTTTTCAATGATATGCTCATATACTAAATGTCTTTGTGATGGTGCAATATCCAAATCAATATCACCAATCTCTTTTCTGTCCTCATTGGCAAATCGAGAGAACACCGTGTTCCATACTACAGGGTTTACATCAATAATATCTGTTAAATATGCAATGGTTGAACCACCAACAGAACCTCTACAAAAACCAATTGGTATACCATTATCCCAACACCAACACACCAATTCTGACATGAAAAGCATGAATCCAACCATACCAATCTTCTTAAATACTCGAAGTTCTTCTTTTATATTCTCCTTATATCGTGGATCTGGTTGAATAATTCCTTTATCAAGCTTTTCATGATACATTCTATAGATACGCTCTACAAATACCTCTTCTTCATTGTCATAGAGAATCGGATATTTAAAAGCTGTATCTAATTCGTAATCTGTAACAGAATCAGCCATGCGGTTAGTGTTCTCAATAGCTTCTAACACAACATCCATAGGTAAAGAGCCTTGCTGTCTGAACATATCAACTAATTCATCATACGATTTATATGTAAGGTCAAATTCATCTTCATTTGAAAACTCAATATGTTTTGCTTTCTGAAGAATGCTCCTACACTCAGCCTTGTAACTATCAATACTATGTGTATCTGTTCCTGCTATTAAAGGCTTGTTATATTTTTTTGATGCCTCATAAAGCATTTTGTTATATCGAATCTGATCCATAGACTTAACATGTGGCTGAATTTCATAATAGTCATATGTTTTCATCAGTTTGTCATATACAATCTTTGCATTTTCCAATTCTGATTTTGCTTCTTCTATCTGTAAATCAAATGCATTATTGGATTTTTCAATACATTGTTCTACATATATTTCATAAGATGTGTTATGAATGATTGTGCTATCTTCAATCCACTGATTTCTTGCAGCTTCTGAATTTAGTTCTATATAAAGTTTGTTAGCTTCTGTTTCTTTATTTTTTTCTAATTCAACTATTTTTTCATCAACCAATTTTCCAATAAAATTAGGATATTTACTCAATGGAGATGCAAGACATGCAGAAATTTTAATAACATTATCAGAGATATTGAAAAATTCATCGAATGTAATTCTTGGCTTATAGTACATATGGTCTGATTGTGTAGACAAGTCAACCAATGTGTTTATTTCTTTTACGCCTTCAAAATTCTTTGCTATAAGAATTGTATGGTAATTATCTCTTTGTTTTGGCTCAAGTGCTGCTGTCAAATAAACCTCAACACCGTGTAGATATTTTAAACCTTTGCCATTTGCATACATTTTCTTCTCAATATTGTTATAAATATTGCCATGCTCTGTAAAACAAATAGCTTTCTGTCCAAGTTCTACTGCCTTGTCTACATATAACTTATAATTTGTACAACTATCTAATAAAGAATCTTCTGTATGTAAATGATATACTGTATAATTGCTGATAATATCACCTCCTACTCATATGAGTCAGTTTCAGGGTTATACTGTCTATTGTCGATTTCATTCTTCTTACTCGTTGGTTGTGGTTTATATTCACATGCATGATTTCTCTGACCGCAAAGATAATGACAATAGTAATAATCTGGGTTTGGTCGCCACTCTTTTTCTTTTTCAATAAGTTCAAGAGTATCTTTTGCCCACTGAATAGCCTCATCGTACTCTTCTTGAATCCAAGGCACTTCTATCCACTTTTGATCCTTAAACATGTTCCATTTAAGTTTTGAAACAGAACCATATTCTTTTATTACAGGGATGGAATATAAATAGAGCTGTCGTTTGAAATCTAAGAAATGCTGTTGGTCAGATTTGCTAATCTTACCATTTTTCAGAATTTTAATACTTGCGGATTTATGGTCAATAATAATAATCTCACCAGTTTCTTTATCCTTTACAAGCAAATCTATATATCCGATAAAATCCTTGTCGTTAATTTTAAATTCTACTTTTTTCTCAACTCCAATAACTTCATATTTTTCTAAATCAAGGTCAATGTTATCAAGGTAATCAATACCTTTGTCATAATATGATTGCCTAATATTTACGAATTTATTTGGTGGAGCATCATGAGGAACATCCTCATCGAAGTGTTCCTCATAATACTCATTCAATTCAAACAAGGAAAGTTCACCTTTTTCATATTTTTCAAGGATTTTATGAATAAGTGAACCATATTCGCCAAAAAATCCATTTTCAGATTTATTACATTCAACATAATGTAAGAACCATTCGTAAGGGCAATTATAATATGAATTCAGTCTTGAAAACGACCATTGCATCGTTCCAAGTAAAAAATCTAATTCTTCATCCATCATAATAATTTATTCTCCTTATTTATCTGGAAATGTGTTATCTATGCTTCTATCAACATATGGAAGCCTGTCGGTATATACATTGTCATCCCATGCAAATTTTGCGTCATATTCATCGTAATCTGTATAAAATCTACGTGATGTCAAGTCATACCATAATCCCATCTGGAAGTCTGCCTTGCCAAGCAATCTGTCTTTTATTACAGTTAAAACCACATCGTAGTTATGCCATTTAGATTTCGGATCATTTTTCTCTTTTTTGGAAACTCTTCTAAGACCTATGGATCTCATAGCAAGATTGATAATATTAGAAGTACCAGATATGTCATACATTTCAATATCAGAATTTGTATCTTGTGTTTTTCTTGGATGTGCTATCAGAACAACAGCTACATTGAATTTAGCAGCAAACTTAATAAGTGCATTTATCAGATTTGTTTGTGCCGTATTTTTGTCACTTTCAGAACAATTCAAGTCAATCATCATAAGATTATCAAGTACAATCAGCTTGCATCCAAACTTTCTAACACATTCTTCAGCAGATTTTAAAACTGAATCTACATCATTCGGCTCATCATCTCTATAGATGAAAAGCTTCTTATTATAGTGTGCTTGCATCTTCTTTTGTATTGCTTGTGGAACTATGTAATATTTACGGTTGTCTCGACTTGTCCTTTCAACCATATTTCTTCTGCCAGCGATAATTGTATTAAACCAGTTTGCACTCATTCTTTCTGGCATTTCCTTGCTAAACAAAAATACAGGACTACCATCATCAATAGTCCTTGCTATTGTCTGATCAATAATACTTGTCTTACCACTACCAGGTCTTCCTGATAATACCGTCAATGTTCCATAGAAGATTTTTAACAACTCATCGTCTAATGGTTTAATGCCAGTTTTTACACCATCCATCTGAGAAATATCAAGTTCCTCAATCTCTGAATAATCAACAACACTTTTTACAGGGACATCCTTTGCTTCTGAAATAAGATTCATAACAAATTCTTTTCCTCCAACTTGTAAACAATCATTGATATCCTTTAGTGGAACTCTCTTACCATTCTCTTTTTCAAAGAATTCAGGTGTTGATATATATTTTGTTCGCCATGTACCAAGACGATAAATACATTCTTTTCTCATTTTAATACCTGGTTCATCGTTATCAGACCAGATAATAATAGATTCAAAATTGTTTAACCAATCCCAATTTTCTTCAATCCAATGAAGATTGCCAGCTCCAAGAGGAACACTTACTGTATTGATATATCCTGCCTCAATAGCACTTGCACAATCTGTCTCGCCTTCTGTTATGAGTAACGGCTTTGACGTATTAACTCTATTCATATTGAACAAAAGTGCTGATGTATCAGCATCTTTTTGACACCACGTTTTAGGCTGACCAGAATGTTTTTCAACAGTTCTTGCAGGTCTATACTTAACCATAGTCAAAACATCATTTGTATCATAAAAGTTAAACACACCGTTACCATGTGAATCCTCTCGAATATCCAAATAGTCAATTACATTTTTTGAAATGCCACGTTTCCCCCAATAGTCAACTACATGCTCTTTTTCATTTATTGGTTCTTCATGTGGATATCTATAATTGTGACGAGTTCTTACATCCTTTTCGCCAAAACTGTATTCGATACCAGCTTTCTCGAATAGATACTTGGCAGCTTCTAAGAATGTGTTTCCTTTTTCCATTAAGACATCAATAATATCTACCGTTTTATTACATCCAAAACAATGAAAAGTCTTATTTTTCTTGTTATATATAAAGCTTGCAGTGTCCTCATTATGATAAGGACAACAGGCTTTCAGATTTTTGTCATCAAAATTTTCTAATTCAAGTAGTTCTGCCATTAAAAAGGCATTATTATCGCCAAGTTTAGCTTTAGCTTTTTCGATGTCAGTTTTTTCGATTAGCAATTACTCACCGCCTATGCTTTAAATTCTTTTTCGTAAAATAGCTTTCTAAGTCCATATAGAATCTGAACAGGTTTTGTTGAATAATATAATTTCGATGATTCAATATTTTTTCTGATAAACTCTATAGGTACTTTGTTTTTAAAAACCATTGTGTTTATTGCTCTACATGCAATAGGGAACTGTGTTTTATCTTCTATACAATCCATATAAGCATCTACACAGTCTTTAATTTCTTGTTTCATACCTGCACAATCCCAATGGTAATGTTTCTTGTTTATTACCACGGACTCAGAGGCTTTAACCTTTTGTCCGTGGTGTAAACAATACTTATATGCGCAGACATATTCTCTTTCTTTTTTATCTGCCATATCTACCTCTTTTAATTAAATGGAAGTTCCTCATCAATGCTATCTGGAATATCCATAAAACTTGTGTCAGTTGGTGCATTTGAATTGGCAGTGTTGTTTGTTGTATTACCATCAGCAGAAGCCTTACTCTCTGCAAACTCAACCTGCTCAACAACAACATCTGTTGTGTATACCTTCTGTCCATCCTTATTTGTATAAGAACCAGTCTGAATACGTCCCTCTACAACAAACTTTGTGCCTTTACGACCATACTTCTCGATAAACTCACCAGTTTTACCAAAAGCTACACAATTGATAAAATCTGCTGTCTGCTCTCCATCTTTCTTAAATCTACGGTCAACGGCAAGAGAAAATCTTGCCACTGCCGATGCATTGTCGCCCTGTGTGTATCTTACCTCTGGATCTCTTGTGAGTCTTCCCATTAAAATTACTTTATTCATGTATTTTTGTCCTCCTTATAATTACGCCTGTACTGGCTGAATTTCTTTAATCTTTGTTAAACAATCCTTTGCTTTCTGCATATCCTTAATTGCATTTGGATTTCCGCTAGGCACAAACTCTTTTAATGTTGTCATAAGAACTTCGTTTTTTGTTCCTCCAAGCTGAGTGCAAAGAGAAATAATCTCTTTCTTGATTGCTGTAATATCTTCCGTTGGCTCTGTCGCTGCTGTAGATGCTGTGAACTTAGGTCTTGTTGGCTCAATATCAGAAGTGTTTGCCCACTTAATAATCTTATGACCATGTGCTTCTGTAAGAAGTGTTGCATTGTCATTCTCAAAGATATGAGTGTTATCTTTCTGTGGCTCTGCCATATGTGTTTTCTGGTCTACTGTAAATGTACAAGTGAACTCATACTCAAAACCATCTCTCTGCTTTGCACCAACGCCAAGCTTCTTAACGCTTGTCTTACCTCTATCATCCTTCTCAATCTCATACTGATCTTTACCTCTCATAGTTGCGATTAAGTGAATAGGACTTGTTGCAAGCTTATTGATAAATGCGTCATGTCTAGGAGTTACCTTACCCCATGCCTGATATGTACCACCAGCCTTCTGCTGTAATTCAAGACATCCACCTTTACCATCCCACTCAGGAGAAGTGCTATCCATAAGAAGAATGTCATATCCTTCATTTACTGCAAAATCAATTGCATCTGAAAACTGCTCTGGATTGAAAGGCTCTACGAGGTCAATAATGTCATAATCAAACTCGTTAGCGTAATATCTACCTCTTGCTCCCTCTGTATTAGCCATTAAGATTCTGCAAGGTTTTCCTGTAATCTTTTCAAGTTCCTCTTTCATTCCTGTAGCAAGTCTTAATGCTGAATAAGTCTTACCACCGCCTGAAGGTGCCATAAGTGCTACCTTTGTGTAAATTTTTTCTCTTACTGCTTTTTGTACTTTAAATGCCATTCTAAAGTATCCTCCTTATAAATAAAATTTAATTGATAACTTATATCTAAACGCCCAAATGGACGGAATACAGAAAATAAATTTATGTAAAATCTATCTTCAACAGTGATTTTTGAGTATAAAAACCCAAGGGTATGCTGTTCTTCCACCCATACAAAATGCTTTCCGCATTTATTTATTCTCTTTTTGTCACGGATTTTATATATTATTCGTGACATTTTATTTTTGGAATTTTTGAACTGAATTGTTCTTAGAATTTATTTCACTCTGTTAATCGTAATCCAATGTAATCTTCGATGACTTAACACGCTTAAAGCATCATCAAGACCTTCACAATAAGCTGATTGACAATCGCAGTTAGAATAATTTTTCATATTACCAATTAGTTTATTAACATATTCCTGCTCATCTTTCTCGTCTATCGAAAGCAACCGAATCTTTTCCATACATTTATTGCAAATATCTAATTTGTTAAATAATCTATTCCAGATTCTATATCCATTCGTAAAACCATGACATCGGATATCTGTTTTAAGAATGTCGCCACAAATATCACAAGTTCTGTAATTTACCTTTGCCACTTTCTCACCTCGCTTATTTATTCTCTGTTACTATCGAAGAATGTGAACCATTCCTTCTCTTGTACTCATTAAAACAGGTTCTTCACCATTGGCTGTCATCTTCCAATAAGCACTTTTACTTTTCTCCATTTCTAATTGATGTTTCAATGTTTCAATTTCTTTCTCATAATAGTCATTATCGAATTTCTGAGTACCAATCTGTTTATAGTCTTTGGAAACGTATTTTACAGAATAATTAGATATGTAATCGCTTGTACCATCTAAATATTGAATTGTTGGCTCAAAGAACCCACGCTTTTTACATTCATCACAATGACATATATCTGAAATATAACCAATTCTTCCATCTCTATTTTCTACGAAATCTCCGATGTTAAATTTTATATTTGTTACATTATTCTCTTTTGGTATATGGACTTCTTCAAAGAAAAGGTTTACATATTCAATATCTTGTCTTGATCCGATAAATCTGTATCCTAAGTCTTCATATTCTTTAATTGTATTATGTGCATCCGATAATCTAACTCTTACTTCCATATTCTCACCTCCTCAAAATCCTAATGAAACAGTGATTTATTTATATGGTAATGTTTCTAGCCACTTGTTAATATCTTCTATATCCATTTCTTCTGTCGTAGCTGCGTTTGGATAATAAAATGTAATGCTATCTCTACTTAACCCTTCATCAAGTAACTGTTTCAATACAGACAATGTATTTTCTACACCAAGATGATAAGCTCGTTTCTGATCTTCATTATCAAATGATTTGTCTACACTTTCATTTGCTGAATCTATAACCATTTTCACTTCATTCGGAATATTGCATCCCCAAAACTGTACATCATCTTCAAATTCTGCAAACATAATTTCCTCCTTTATATATTTATTCTCTATTCGATTTTCATTTTTATTGGAAATTGTGACTCGAACGAGTCTTAAAGAATTTCGACAACAATACCAAAGATGTTACTTCTTGTAATCGTACCATTGACATGACCATGATTATTTGAAATTTGGTAACTTACACCATTTTTGATAGCTGAAATTTTATGTAAATAATAATTACCTTTAACCTTACAAAGCACAATGTCATTCTTCTTTAACTCTGTATCTTCTGTTACGGGTTTGCAAATTGCTGGTTGACCTGATTTAAGTATTGGTGTCATTGACTGACCAAACCCAACCACCTTACAAGTTTCACCGTTCCTTAAATGTTCTGCCGTAATAGTATTTTCTTTTCCTTCAAAATCGTATTCTATAATTTCTCACCTCCAACTATATATTCTCTGTTACTTCCCATATAAAATATTAAAAGTACCAATAACCTGTTCTCTAACTTCATCCATATTTTTTGCTTTTACTACAAGAACAATTGAATTATGATAAAAATCAGAAGCATTTACTTCATCATAAAATTTTTCAATCATTTCTTGAGTTGGTTTTGGCTCAAAACCTAAAGATAAAATTCTTCTTGTCATTGTTGTTATTGGTTCATATTGCACCAAAAACATATTATCCATAACTATATATTCTCCAATCTGTACCAAGAAATGTCAGATTCATTGGCTTTAAAAAATACCATTTATTATCAAAATATTTGATAAACGGCTAAGAACCATAGCCTCTATCCAATTGTTTTGTGAACCTTTGGGATTACCTTTCACTTGGATGTTTAATGGAATATTCAAGTTAATTACTCTCGAATATTCCTGTAACATATAAATCACACTCTTGGAAGAGTGGAGTGCTTAAACACTCCATAAAACACCCAAGGTTTTATATAAAATTATTCACCATTTACCAGCTTTGCAGATGCTTACAGCCAAATACAACTATGCTAAACTGTATATCAAGGTTTTGATAAATCTTTACAACTTTACTATTTACTCTTTTAACTTTGACTCATAATTTAAACTTTGAACTTCTGAGCGTTGTTATTTGAGTCTTACAACTTTAAACTTTACAGCACACACCTATCATTATCGTAGGCAATCTGATAATTAAAGTATAATTTCATATTTGATGTTATACATATCAGCCAATGGTTTCACCATTATCTTGCCGAATTATGTACTGTAGTAAGTTGAAATTATACAAATCATATAAATTAATCATCTTTTATCAATTCAATAATTTGCATTTTTTATTATTTTGCAGATTTCTTTTTCAGCTTTACATAAGTCTATATCTGCAAAAGACTGATGAGTTGTAGTTTAAAGTTTTCGGTAAACAGTGAATAACTTCTAATTAACTATTCTCTCTTTAATAGTTAATTTCAATCTCTGTTACAGCATTTGATGTGCTAAGTGAAGCATCTACTTCTGCTTTGAAAGATGCAATGCTCTCTTCTAATGTATTAATTTTGTCTAAAATCTTAATAGGATCAATTAACTCATATGAATTTGCATTGATAAAATCTTTCTTTGTCTTCTCGAAATCATCTGTATTAGTCTTGCCTTCCTTAGAACCGTAAATGCCAATTACATACTGTTCTGCTCTCTTTTCAAGGTCATCACCGTTCTGTTTGAGGATTTCAGCCTGTGCCTTATCATACTGTTTCTTTAATGCGGCTAACATCTTCTCATCAAACTCTACACCATGATTCTTCATTTCAATAGCTTCTGCCACTGTGTATTCAATACCATTAATAGAAACCTTTGTTGTAGCATTTGATAAAACAACTGCTCTCTTGATTGCATTTCTTCTTTTAATAAGGTCTGTTGCCTTGTCGTAGTAGCCCTGCATAACGCCTTCATATTCCTTAACTGGCACACCCTTAATCTTTTCATTGGAATGCTTGTTTGCTACACAATAAGTACCACCATTGATTGCAGAAATAATTCTGTCATCTACGATTTTTAACTCTGCAAGTGCCTTGTGAATTGTCATCTTTTCTGTTGTCATAATGTTCTCTCCTTTTTAACTTTGAATTTTAAACTTTATATTTTAGGCTATCGCCTTGTTACACTTATATATTCTCTATTTCGATTTAAAAGAATTTCGAATTTACGTTTTTACAGTTCAATGCCTTCCATAGCTGCCCTATCAGCTAATACAGTCATATAATTAACCATATATTCAAACTGATTATTGTATGTATTTCTTGGACAAGTAGGAGTAAAATCTAATTCTCCATTATCCCATTTATCAAGTATCTTCTTCAATCCATTTACTCGAATCTCTAACTGATAATACTCAGCTTTAAACCTTTCCTTATAGTCGTTGCTATTCATCATTTCTACTGTATCTTTTAATGTCATTTTAATTACCTCCACTTTAATATTCTCCAAATATAATTACCATCTGCTTGTATATCTACTATCTATAAATAACTCTTCCTTTGGTCTTGGATTCATTAAGTCACTGCTACTTAATTTAAGATGATCACCATAATATCCACTCCACGAACCACAACCTCTTACATTTACCTCTCCATCAAAACAGATACGAGTAATTCTATAAGCAGGGTGCTGACAACATTGCCAGTAGCTGATTTTGAAACAGTTGTCCGTATTTACATTCTCTAAATGTTTTGGTATAGAATCCCAAATCTCACACTCGTCATTGATTTGTTTTAATGTATATCCATGCCTAAGCATCACATTAGCTCTCTCAATTCTTTTGTGTCTTGTTTCACAAGCTAAAGCATCTTCAGGTGCATCAAATAATTCTCCACATTCAGAACATCTATATTTAATTACTTTCTCCAATATTTCACCTCCTCACAAGAAATCGAAAATTCTTGTGCTATTCTTCGTTATAATACTGAGCTAGTGATTCTCCATACCACTCCCAGTTATCAACTCCACCTGCTTCTAATGCACTTAATTTTCTATCTCTATCAAGTAAATCCTCATACTCTTCTTTGCTAATAGTCTTATTAGAGTCTTTAACCTTGACAGAATTGTTACCAATTAAATTACATAATTGTGTTGTTGCATCCTTAACCTGTCCAATTACTTCATTTCTTATAGAACTATACAAATTTTCATATAGATTCTCGCTCACTTCGCATTTAATAATATTCTGTAATGAACTGAGACGTTCTGGATTTTTAGATAACTGATTTTCTACATAATCATTAAATTTATCAGCGTATTTATCACCGACTTCTTTGATAATCGAATCATAAACTCTTTCCTTGATTTCATTTTTTATCTCGTCTTTTAATTCTCTTTCGTCACTGTATGTAAGTTCTATCTTTGATTTAATTTCACTCTTTATCTGATTGATAGCATTATCTTTTGCAGCATCAAAATTCATTTCTTCCAATTCTCTAATAACACCTTGTTTAATTCCTTCAAACACCTCTTCAAAATCGAATTCAAATTTTAGTGGTGTACTCATCAATATCCTCCTTATTCGTAAGTATTACTTTACTTGCATATTTCACAACATTTTCACTTGTTTCGTTATCATCTAAATATTCTCTGTAAGCATCTTCACAATGCGCACCTTCGCACCAATAATATCCATTTGGTGTAATGCACGATTTATGTTCCCCATAATCGGTTGCTGAACAATATTTACACAAACTTTCCTCGTCAGATAACTCATCAAAAGTCTTTAACATATACACCTCCTAGATTCACAATTTACATTTTGTTTACAGTTATATATTCTCTACTTTTCAGAAGATTTCTTTAGCTCTACTAATGCATCATCCAAATCCTTAACTGTATGAATAGCTTCCTTCATACTATTCATACCAGCAACAGCACTTGAAAAAGCCTTAATACTTTCAAATTCCATCTCTGAAATAGTTTTTAAAACATCAACTAATTTCATATCACCAATTCCAGATACCTTTGCTGCATTTTCAATTGTTTCTTCTTCATTGACAAGTAAATCAATAAACTGTCTTACTTTATTATTCTCCATCGTTTCAATCTCCTTTATATGTTCTTTTATTTTTTGTTTTCCTACATGACTTGGATACCCAGAATATGAAAGTGCCTTATTTATCCACCACAATGTCTGTTCATCTACATCATCATATTTTTTCATCTCTTCTACTAAATTTCCGATATGTAACACCTCATTTCGTTTCTCTCCAACTAATACTGTAATATGGTTCATTGTACTGAGTACCAGTTTCAACTTTATAACCAAGTTCCTCTAATTTCTTTCGTGTTTCAGGTTTTAAACAGCCATCTTCACTGATTGAAAATTTGCCATCTGCAATTGCATCTCTAATCAATTTTGATAACTCTGCTAATTGCTGTGTAGTGTAACTATCAATTGCATTGTTTGTCATTTTATTTGCTTCTGATGCAGACGGAATAACATTCTTTGGTGGCTGAACTTCTGGCATAGGTATATTAGAAGTAACTGCATCTTCACAACAATCTATATCGCTACAGCCTAAACAAAATTTATAACTTCTGCTAGTTATTGGATACTTACAAGTCATTTATTTCACCTCCCAAGGAAACCGATAATTCCTACTTATTTATTTTCTGTTCTTAGAATCCCATTTAATAAAATCTTCTAAATCATATTCACCAGATTCTTCTTCCTTAATCTCAGGAACAAATACGTTATAATTACCTTCGTTGTGGTCATGTTCAATAATTTGTTTCAACATTTCATACATATTTGTAATTCCTAACTGATATGCTCTCTTCTCGCCTTCAGTCATTCCATCACAAATTTCATCATTCTTGTTTTCTAATAGATCCTTATATTTTTCTAAGCTTTCTACGATTAATAAAAATTCTTCGTTCAT